CCTATATACATAACAGGTGATTCATGTGGTGGAAGAATGTATACAGACTGGCCCTGCATGAATCATGCTGGTTGTATAAAATTAGGATAATAATATGGCAACTTCAGGAACAACAACATTTAATCCAGATCTCAACGAGATTGTAGAAGAGGCATTTGAACGATGTGGTGCTGAACTTAGAACTGGATACGACTTACGAACTGCAAGACGTAGTTTAAATTTACTCACGGCTGAGTGGGCTAATCGCGGCATCAATTTATGGACAATTACGACAGGCTCCATTTCACTTGTTGCAGGCACCGCTACTTATAATTTGCCAACCGATACGATTGATTTAGTTGACCAAGTTATTCGTACAGGTTCAGGCACGACACAATCTGATTTAAGTATATCTCGAATTGCCGTTCCGACGTATGCTACAATACCAAGTAAAAATGATACAGGAAGACCTATACAAGTTTATATCGATAGGAAAACGACTACACCGACTATAACTTTATGGCCTATTCCTGATAGTGTTACACCATATACTTTTGTTTATTGGTATATGAAACGTATTGATGACGCTGGAACCGGAGTTAATACACAGGAAATACCGTTTAGATTTTATCCCTGTTTAATTGCAGGACTAGCCTATTATCTCAGCTTAAAGATACCGGGTGCACTTGAAAGAATGGCAATGTTAAAACAAGAATATGAAGAACAATGGATGTTAGCATCTACTGAAGATAGAGAAAAGGCTGATTTAAGACTTGCACCCCGTCAGCAATATTTGTAATTATGGCTAAAAAAGAAAACAAAAGAAAACCAAAACTTAATTTAGATATAAGTGGAGGAAAAGATAGTTCTAAAACTATTTACGGAGGTGGGTATGCGGATGTTGAAATTCCTGTTTCTGAAAATGTTACTCTTAGACCTTATGTTATAGGTGGAGGAGCAAAAGGCCCTTGGGGATCCGTGGGATCCATCAGTGAGTATGGTGGGGGGCTTGAATATAGTTTTAAAAAAGGTGGCAAGGTTAAAAAGTGTAAACGCGATGGTATAGCCATGCGAGGAAAAACAAAGGCAGGTAGATAATGAGTAATCGATTTACTGTCGGGAAAAAAGCAATTGCGGTATGTGATAGATGTGGCTTTCAAGTTAAACTGAAAGAGCTTAAAAATCTATACATTAGAACTACAGATACAAATATAAAAGTTTGTAAAGAATGTTGGGAACCCGACCAACCGCAAAACATGCAAGGCATGTATCCTGTAGAAGATCCACAGGCGTTACGTGATCCACGACCTGACGGAAGTTTTGGAGTTGCAGGTGAATATAGTAGTCGGCAAATTCAATGGGGTTGGGATCCAGTAGGACTTAATAATCCTTTGGGATTAGAAATAGAAGATGATTTAGAAGCGACTGGTCAGGTTGGCACAGTTACTGTAACAACAACTTAGGAGAAAAGAAATGGTAATTGCAAGAGCTATAAAATATGGGAGTAAACTTATTAAAAAAGGAAGCACTGGAAAACCTACGCGAGTTAAAGCAGGGCCTACAACACGCAAAGATATTCAAAGCACTAAAAAAAGAGGTAGCGTTAAGAATTTAAATAGTACAAGTAATTCAGGGGGCAAACCAAGTAATCCAACTAAAAAAATTACACAACAAACGCCCCCAAGAAGTGGACAGCCAGGTAAAACATCTAGCACTCCTAAATCACCTAAGGCTAAACCAAGAACTTTTACTAAAGCAGATGCATTAAAAACAGGGGTTACTGTAGCAGGTATTACCGCGATCGCTAATCGTTCTACTAAAAAAGAAGCACCTAAAGCTGCGCCGGTTAAAAAAATCGAAGCCCCTAAACCTACTCGAAGAGCAGGACCTTCAGGCCCAAAAATGACTTCTATGAAGGCACCAAGTACTGGGCCTAAACCTAGAAATAAAGATGAGAAGAAAAAACCTCGTCGCCCTTCAGGTCCAACAATGACCAGTTTTAAACGATAAGGAGTATAATATGAACAACGATAGAAAATGTTGTAAACCGAGCTACAAGCAGCCTCAACCAGGGCCCGCAGTAAACTCAAATGGCTACCCTGAAACAGATGTCAAGACAGAAGGTGTTGTTACTCGTGGTAATGGCGCAGCAACAAAAGGTACAAAAGCCCGCGGCCCAATGGCGTAAGGATAGATAATGAACTACACACAATTAGTAGCGGAAGTACAAAGCTACACTGAGAATCAGTTCAGTACGGCTGATATTGACACCTTTATTCAGCAAGCAGAAGAGCGCGTATTTAATACTGTGCAAATTCCTGACGTAAGACGTAATCAAGTGGGAACTACATCGACGGGTAATAAATATTTGTCTGTGCCTTCTGATTGGTTAGCAACTTATAGTATAGCTGTGATTGATAGTAATAATGAATACACTTATCTTTTAAATAAAGACGTTAATTTTATTAGGGAGTCTTTCCCAGACACAGATTCGGCTTATTATGGTAAGCCTAAATATTACGGAGTTTTTGATGATAACACATTTATTATGGGGCCTACACCAGACGATAATTATACTGTTGAGCTTCACTATTTTTACTACCCTACTTCTATTGTCACTGCTGGCACTAGCTGGTTGGGCAATAATTTTAGTAGTGTGCTATTGTATGGAACTTTGTTGGAAGCAGCTGCATACATGAAAGAAGAACCCGATATTATTGCAAATTATACACAACGGTACACGGATGCATTATCTATGATTAAACAACTAGGTGATGCTAAAAATAGAATGGATGCTTATCGAGATGGACAAGTAAGGTATCCAGTACAATAACGAGAGGAAAAGTATGGATAATCAAGGCACAATACTTGATGGAGAAGTAAAAGTTATAACAACAAGCGGGCGAGGATTTACACCCGAAGAACTTGCGGACAGAGCACTAGACAAAATTATGTATGTCAGCAAAGATGCTAACCCTCTCATTAGAGATCAGGCAGAAGCTTTTAAGCACTATATCAGAGAAGTTCTGGTTAAGTACTTAAAACAAGCGGTTCAATCAGACCGCACAACAATAGCGAATAAACTGCGAGAAGCGGGGCATTCTGAATTAATTAAACTTTTGGAGACTTAACATGGCAATTTCCCAAGCAATGGCTACGAGTTTCAAAGTTGATTTGCTTAATGGCATTCACGCTTTTGGAACAACAGTAACAAGGGGAAGTACTACTGCTGATACATTTAAAATCGCATTATATACTTCTTCAGCAACACTAGATGCAACAACTGCAGCATACACAACATCAAACGAAGTACCAAGCACAGGTAACTATTCAGCTGGTGGTAATACGCTGTCTGTTTCACAAACGCCTATATCAACTTCAACTACTGCGTGGTTAGACTTTGCAGACACAACATGGTCATCATCGACAATCACAGCAAACGGGGCTTTAATTTACAACAGCATCCAATCAAACAAAGCAGTAGCGGTATTAGCATTCGGTGGAGATAAGACCTCAACTAACGGGGATTTTACAGTTATATTCCCAACAGCGGATTCTTCTAACGCTATTATCCGTATAGCCTAATTAGGAGGCTATTATGGCTCTTGTTCTAAAAGACAGAGTAAAGGAAACCTCAGCCACAACTGGGACTGGGACTGTCACGCTCGCGGGCGCGGTTGCAGACTATCAAGCTTTTTCAGTTATTGGTGATGGTAACACTACTTACTACACAATCGTACTTACAGGAAGTGATGAGTGGGAAGTAGGTCTAGGTACTTATACAGCATCAGGTACTACTTTATCTCGTGATACAGTTTTAGCTTCTTCTAACTCTGGTAGTTTAGTTAATTTCTCTGCGGGAGATAAAGACGTATTCGTTGTTTATCCTGCAGGTAAATCCGTGTACGCTGACAGCAACGGAGATGTTGATGTGTCTGGTGAAATCACTGGACAAGAAATGACAGCGTCAAATGGATTATTTGTTAATAATAAAACAGTAGGAACAGACTATACAATTCCTTCTGGATATAATGCAACGAGCACAGGCCCCATGACTGTAACTTCAGGCGTTACAGTTACCATCCCAACAGGATCAAGATGGCTGGTGCTCTAAATGTTTTCAGATAGCCCTCTATCCAGCGCCCCGTTTTCCTCACAAGGGGGCATATCAGCACAGGTTAGTGTAACCGGTGTAGTTGGAACGACGGCACTTGGCACTGCAACTGTTACTGCAGCAGCCAATGTAAATTTAGTAGGGGTAGTCGGAACTACTCAGCTTGGCACAGCAACTACTACTGCGGGTGCAAGTGTTAATGTAACAGGGGTAGTTGGAACAACAGCATTAGGCACAGCCGATGCGACTGGCGTTGCAAATGTAAATGTTACGGGTGTTGAGGGTACAACCGAATTAGGTACTGTAACACCACAGACTAATAACTACATTAATGTTACTGGTCTAGAAGCAACCACTGCGTTAGGTAATGTAACAGTAGCTGAAGGTGTTGGAGTCAATGTTACTGGAGTAGTGGGAACTACTCAGCTTGGGACAGCAACGGTAGCAGCAGATGCAAATGTAAGTGTTACTGGAGTAATAGGTACCCTTCAGTTAGGTAATGTAACAGTAGCTGCAAATGCAGATGTTAATGTTACTGGAGTAGTAGGAACTACTCAGCTAGGTAATGCAACAGTTAGTGCTGATGCAAATGTTAACGTTACTGGAGTAATAGGTACCCTTCAGTTAGGTAATGTAACAGTAGCTGCAAATGCAGATGTAAGTGTTACTGGAGTATTAGGTACAACGATACTCGGAACTGTCATTGTAACTGCCACTGCTAATGTTAATGTTGTTGGAGTTGTAGGGTATGGACGAACAAGTGTTGTCCTAGTATGGAGTGACGTTGATGACAATCAAGATGCTGGTTGGGTTGACGTTGACGATTCACAAACTAATGGGTGGTCAGATGTTAATACATCACAAACACCTGAATGGATGGAGATAGCAGCATGATAATAGAAGCTAAAAAATTAAATGATGGAACTGTAATTAATAAGTACGAAGTGCATTTAGAATGTGCACATTGTTCAATGCCTGTTGATGCCGAAGAGTATAATTCAGGTAAGTGCTCCGATTGTGGAGAACCTTGGGAAGAAAAACGACACGTAGGTATTCACGTGACAAGTATTCCAATGCAAGGTAAATCAAGTTAAAATAATAAAAAATAAGGATTAAATTATGCCTAGTACCTACTCAAACCTAAAAATAGAACTTATTGCTACCGGCGAGCAAACTGGTACCTGGGGTACAACTACCAATACTAACTTAGGTACCGCTCTCGAAGAAGCCATTACGGGCTCTGCAACTGTCAGTTTTTCAAGTGCAGATGTAACAATTAGTTTAACAAATTCAAACGCTTCTCAAGCTGCTCGTAATTTACGGCTAAATTTATCAGGTACATCAGGCGGTGCTAGGACACTTACTGTTCCAACCATTGAAAAACTTTATCTAATTAATAATGGCCTTGCAGACGCGTGTACAGTTAAAAACTCAACAGGTACAGGAATTGCTGTTCCAGCAGGTAAATCCATGTTTGTGTTTAATGATGGTACTAATGTTGTTGATGCAGTCACTCATTTAAGTTCTATCACTTTAAATACAGATTTAGCTATAGCTGATGGTGGTACAGGTGCTTCGGATGCAGGTACGGCTAGAACTAATTTAGGTTTAGGTACGATGGCCACACAAAACGGTACTTCCGTTTCTATTTCTGGTGGATCTGCTACTGGGCTATCTAATTTAACCACTACAAACTTTACTGCTTCAGGCACATTAGCCGTAACTGGCAATTTAACATTAGACGGTGCATCAGGTACATCTGGTCAATTTTTAACATCAGCAGGTTCAGGCTCAACACCTACTTGGACAACATTAACTGCATTTGTATCTGGCATGATTATGATGTGGTCAGGCACAATCGCTACGATTCCTAGTGGTTGGTTATTGTGTAATGGAACAAGTGGAACTCCAGATTTAAGAGATAAATTTGTTATTGGTGCTAGAGCAGATGATGGTGGTGCAGCAAAAACTAATGTTACAGGAAGTTATACGCAAACAGGTGGTAGTAAAGATGCTGTTAATGTTTCTCATACTCATACTGCAACTTCAGATACTGTAGGCGACCATGCTCATAGTTACACTAGCCCAACAGACCCAGCTACTGGTTCAGGAACAGGCGGAGTAGGTGGTGGAGCAGCACAAAATTTTCCTTCAACAAATGGAGCAACAACAACAGGAGCTGGAAGCCATAGTCATACTATTACTGTAAGTAGTGCTGGTGTTAGTGGCACTAATGCTAATTTGCCACCATACTATGCATTAGCATTTATTATGAAATCTTAATGGAAGTTATTGATAATTTTTTAACAAAACATGAATTTGATAATTTAACACAAATTATCACAGGAAATGAATTTGCTTGGTATTACAATGATTTTGTATCTCATGAAAACAAATTAGATGATGAGTTTTATTTCACTCATATTTTTTTTAATAGTGCTGGTATAAGGTCACACTTTTATAATGCTTTAACACCAATATTAAACAAATTAAATATAAAAAAATTATTAAGAATAAAAGCAAATTTATATCCAAGAACAGAAACTATTGTGCATCATGAAAATCATGTTGACCAAGAGTATAAACATAATGGTTTGATATTTTATATTAATACAAATGATGGTTTTACCGTAATTGGAAATAACAACATAGAAAGTATAGCAAATAGAGCTTTATTTTTTGACCCAAGCGAGTTGCATCATAGCACTACTTGTACAAATAATAAATGTAGAATTAATATAAATATAAATTATATAAATAAAGGAAATTTAGCATAAATGGCTACACAAAGATTGCAATTTACAGAATGGTTGCCAGACCAACCTGCTATGGCAGG